TTTCCATTTCAAATGATGGCATATATTTCTCGTTTGAATTTATTGAAAACAACGGTTGAAAAAAATCCGGATGCGATTATTATTAGCGAGAGAAGTTTATATACTGATAAATTCGTGTTTGCGAAAATGTTATACGACAATGGAAAAATAGAGGATGTGAGTTATCAAATATATAACAAATGGTTTGACGCATTTGTAAAGGATTATCCGATAAATGGTGTCATTTATGTGGAGACTGATCCAGAAATATGTCACCAACGTATTGCCAAAAGATCGCGATTAGGTGAATCCAATATTCATGTTGATTATTTGAAATCGTGTCATAGTTATCATACCCATATGTTGAACCGCGATTTTCAAAAAGTATCCAATCGTCAATTAGTATTAGATGGAAATACGGATATTTATGAAAATCGTGACGTATTGGGTGATTGGATAGAAAATATAAAATCTTTTGTTGAATTTTAATTTGATCCATATCAATATAAAAAGTAGTTGTCTTATTTGTTGTAAAATAACATACCTATTTTTTTCAAAAAAAACAAAAAAATAAAAATTGAATAATTATATTTGTACTATAACAAATGTATAATTATTATAAATACATGTGTTATAAAAGTGGCATAAAAATATTTCCAGAAAGTATGTACAAAACACCAAAACCAGAAACTGATTACGTCTTGTATTTCGACGGATGTTGTAAAAATAATCCTGGTCCCGGTGGCGCAGGTGCGGTTTTATATTATAAAGGCGAAGAAGTATGGGGCGCCTCCAAATTTGTGGGTATCCGCGCCACGAATAATACCGCTGAATATGGAGGTCTTATTCTTGGGCTACAAGAGGCAATTGTCCGTGAAATCAGTGATTTAACGGTGCGTGGCGATAGTCAATTGGTCATTAAACAAATGCGCGGGGAATACCAGGTAAAATCCCCGAAATTATTAGAACTATATACAAACGCAAAAACATTATGCGAATGTTTTGAAAACATTTCATTTGAACATGTGTATCGTGACAAAAACAAACGCGCGGATGAATTATCCAATATGGCACTCATGAAATAACCCCGGCGCGACCCTAATGTCACCTCCTGGTAACGCCGGTGTCACCCGTTTTCAATATAGGAAATATTCAGCCTTTTTTGCGGTTTGAATTTCAATAAATCCAATTGTTTGCTCGTGGTTGGAAAATTGTCAAACCCGTAAATATCCTGTAGCATTAACCATTCAAAAAGACCTCCGGTATATACATAAACATTGGCAAACCCGAATCCCATTAATTGATTGTATTTTTTGTATATGAATTCATCATTTGAATTTTTTCCGTAGATAATGATTCGAATGCCTTTGTTACCGCCCATGTACCGGTTAATCACACCTTCTTCTTGTTCTGGTTTAATCGTGTTATATATAAGGCAACCTTGTTCCGATACTGGTAGAGTATTAATGAGCAAATAAAGCTCCGGATTTTTATATACGGTTTGCATATCTTCGAAATTTATTTTTTGAATAGATTGGGAATGACCCATATTTTGTTTTATTAGTATTCAATAAAACAAAATATTTAATATTGTTTTTTGTGTAATTGACTATTTATGTAAATAAAAATAGTCAATGGTATAAAATACGTATTTTTTACTAACTATAGTGATTTGCGGTTTTATCAAATATCCAATGATGATTGTTTATATGAACATGTGTAAGAATTCTCCGTCTTAATGCGGGTGCCGATACATTACAATCCCTTGCTGCATCCGCGATTGTTTTGAAAAATTTTTTTTCTCCGGTACTACAACATATTTTGATAACAGGTTGTTCGTTGAATTGTTCTTCTTTTGATATACCTGAATATCTCCATAAAAATCCACCACATACACGAGATTCACGAAGTGCGATTCCCACTGCCGTACCTGTTGTTAAACCTAGAGCTCTTCCAGCTGCTTCAATACTTTCAAATGTTGCGACGATTTCTCCATTATCTTTATTTATTTGATCAACAGATCTCTTTGCTTTTCTTACAATCGGAACTTCTGGATCAGTTTCTTCATTTTCAACGGTTATTTTATTGTTTGAAAATATATCTGATAATGTATCCAAGTCTTTTGATTGATGAATTAACAATTCCTCTAATTTCACAGATATATCAAGTATTTTTTTAATATTATCCGGCGATGTTTCAAATTTATTTTGACCAAGAGAAACACAATTTTGTTTTAGAATAAATGTCATTGTTTTTTCAGTAAATGGATAAGATGACTTCACAAAATATTTCATTTCCCCAGCAGGATGTAAATCTTTTAAAGATTTTTGTAATGTGTCATAATCCTTTTGACGCGTAATAGAACAAATAAATCGCATATTTTCATATTGATAAGCGTATAAAAAATAACCGTATTTACAAATAGAATAATTACTTGCTATTTTTAATTTAATTTCATCTGTAACATCGTGTTCTAATTTTTGAATTTTATTATTGCTGTTTTTTATTATTTTATCTTTTTCGGACATTTCTTCTTTTAATTTGTATATTTCATTCTGTAATTCGTCGTTCTTTTTGATTAACAAATTGTAATTTTCCATATTATATTCATTTTCTTTAATGATTTCTTTGATAAGTTCTTCTACTTTTTCCAGAGTAAACTCATCATCATCAAGTGCTAATAATTCGCGATGCGTTATATTATCTGTTGTTGTTATCAGACGAATTCTTTTTTGAAGTAATGGATGTTTTTTAATGCAATTTTCCATTTCTATTTTATTTTTCACTTTATAAGCAGCGTGTAACCTAAAATTTTCGTAGGTATTTTTGTGACGTTTTACTCTTTCGGCTAAATTATTACTTTGACCAAATTTAATAACGGTTTCATGATACATTTTACTGTTGGGTTTTCCCAAGGTTTTATTGTCAATTTTCCCAATATAAATACATTGTGTATTCAATGGAAATTGTTCAATCAACGTATCTTCTTTTAATTTTTCTTTTTCTTTTTCGGTTTGGATTACTTGGTTTTCAATTATTTTATCCTTTTGTTCTAATTGTAATTTTATTTCACTACATTCTTCATTTATTGTCTCTTGAATTATTTCTTCAAGTCTCATATAATAATCGTGAATTTCATTAGATTTTGTTGTTCCCGCTTTGAGACAAAATTTTTTAAATGTAGTAATATTCATCATAATAGTTTCTTTATTGTGTCCACCACGACCTTCTTTTTTTGCTCCTGAATGTTCAGGAGCAAAGATTTTATAATCTTTGTTTATAATAAAATTTTTTTCAATCATATATTTTGCGTTATATTTTTGATTAAAACCTAACCATTTCCAAATATCATCTAAATCAATGACAAAATCTTTTGTTGGATGATAATTCAAGTAACAATAAAAACTCGACAAAAATAATTGTTGTTCAAATGCGTTAAAATTTTCTTTAACTTTTACTAACAATTTCACGTTATAATCTTTGGATAACTTTGTTATCGGGTTTTTTTCAATCAACGCAACAATGTCTAATTGTTCCGACATATTATAAACAATATAAGTTATTGTCTTTATATTGTTTATTTGAAAAATGCTTTTGTTTTTATAATTAAAAGCGATTGCTTTACCTGCAGGTAAAGCGAAAGCATTAATTAAAATTTACTACGATTTCCACTTTTTCTTTTTTTATGCTCTTGGTAGCTGACACAGATAACTCTTCGCGCTTCTTTCTCGTCTTGGTCGCACTATTTTCCAATGCGATTTCCTTTCTCTTCGATGTACTGTTACGATTATTCATGTCCTTTTCAATCGTCTCATAATTTTCCTCAATATAATCAACCACTTTATTTTCCAAGGTCCATTTAAAAAAGTTCAATTGACCGATTGTGGTTTCGATAAAAGTTCCTTCTTCTTTGTACGGAATACTGATTCTGTCCCAACGGCAGAATGGGTCAAATCTTCTCTTACTGTAAGCTTTTAGTTTTAATTTGTAATCAACATACACCTTAAATCGTCTGGTGATTCCATTGACATCCTCAAAAGAATAAAGCGTATAATATTTTTTGGCATAA